TCATGTGGCGACTCCGGTGAGATAGCCTTGGGTGAAGGTCTCTTTCATTCTTGCTCTGATTGCTACCTTATAACTCGCAGCGGGAACTGCATGGGTTGGGGTAATGTTCTTGGCCTTTGCCAGGTCTTCAGGATCGATGGGTCGTAGCTGCAGCTTGTTATAGATGTTGGAGAAATAGTGATCTAAGAAGTTGCGGTCTTCGGTTGGTGGCGAGTGAAGCATTCCGCCAAAATTCGGAGGTGCGTCAGAGGTCATATTACGAGCCTCAGCTATAAGTAGGCTTGGTAGAATGTTTCTGTCGGTTGTAATGGCGTTATTTTAATTAAATTATCCCATTGGATTGAAACTGCTCGCCGCAGTGCAGTAACGTGTCTTCATTCGATCACTGCTTGCTTTTCGATCATTGTCATAACGTGCACGCCAGATTCTGCACTGCTCATGGAAATTCTGCTTGGCAGCCTTACGACACTCGCGGTAGTCGATTGATCCGCGTCGGTGATTGGCGCAGACACTGTGGCCATCTATATAGTTGTTTACGGATAGCCATTCTGCTAGATAGTTTGTACCGCCATTCCAACTTTTAATCCATGTAGAAGTACGTTCACGATTTGCCCGTTTGGTTCGGTTTTGTTGTGTTTGCTGGGGCGCGGATACTACTCGTTGGGGGGCTGGCGGTGTGTAGATGTTGGTCGGCTTTTGTGCTCTGTAATTACTATCGTTATAAATAGTTTGCTTAGGCTGACTCTGTTGGTGATTGGGTGCATTAACGCTTTCCCAAAAAATTTCTTCTGATGTCTTTTGAGGCTGGTTTTGGGGAGCGTTATCGACAGGGGTGTGAGCAGGTTTTTCAAGGTTAGAGGGTTGGCTGGGTTGGGGTTTTGGAAATAAAGTGAGTTTGTTTCCTGCCATGTCTAAGGCCAACCCTGAAAGCCCCAGCCCTAGAACGACTGGAAGCGCCCATTTACCAAGGCTTTGGCTCCGTTTTCTTCTCAAGTATTCCGGTGCATCATCCTTGTCAGCTTTCATTCTTGCCTTCCGTTCGTAGGGCATACCATCGCAGTGCTGCTTTTCTAGTGATCGCTATCCCGCGTTTTAATTGGGCAAGTTTCGATTGGCTTCGTCATAAGATGGACTAGTTTGTCCAATTTCGGGCATTACTTCTCCAGTCATGAGCCACCAACGATACTGGGGATAGATTGTCCCAAGCTGTTCTAGCTCTTCTGCGCCAATCCTTGCCCTACCTCTCTTAATACTCTGCCAGCGGACGTAGTCCTTGCTATTGACCTCTGCCAACTCTTTCAAGCTGGTCTGATCGAGCAATTGAAGTGCTCTATTGGCCATGCCTTCAGCCATTGATAAATACCATTATGGACTATTGTCATATTTTCTGTTTTATGGATAATGTCCATATGGACTTAATCCATAAGTGAATTTTGCTAATGCCACGAATAGTGACGGAATGAGCATGGAACTGGAAGAGCTTAACCCCAGCGCCCTGATAGGGCCGCAACAGGATGTGGAGTCCATCGAACGGTGGGCGGAGCGTAACGGCATCAGTTACGGGACCGCCCGCGCCTGGGTTTATCGGGGTGTACTGCCGTCCGTGAAGCTTGGAAAGCTGCGCATGGTGAATAGCGCGCTGCTGCGTACCTGGCTGCTGGAACAGGAATGGAGTGCCTGATATGCGTTACCTCGTAGAGATTTGCACCTTCCACGGCCCGACCCGGCAACGCCGCTGGCATCGCGTCCATCAGGGCATTTCCCGCGTGGAATGCCAACGCTGGGTCGAAGAGTTGGTGGCTGTCTTCCCGACTGAAGAAGAAGCTCGCCGCTCCTTCGGCCTGACCCGCGAACGCGCTCGGCAGGTGTACCGCATCCGTGGGGTGAGGGCATGAACCATGGCCGCCAGTCCCTACTACCTGCACCAAACCCACGCCCCGGACTGCGCCTGCTCTGTGTGCTGGTCCGCAAGGCAGGCCATCCCATTGCACAGCCCGTCGCCGTGTCCGGACTGCCGGCCCCCTGGGCTGCCCTATCGGGAAGGTGGCCGCTGGCTCTGCCGTCCCCGTTCCTTCTGCGCGAAACACGACCCGTCCCGGCGTCCGCCGAAGTACTGGCACGTTGTGTACGACAGCGGGAAGCCCACGCCCTTTGTGCCCGTGCGCGAAGCATTCCAACTGGAGGGCTGACCCATGCTCGCTAACACCCTGAAAGCGCTGCTCCTGCTCTGCCTGATCCAAGCCGCCCGCACCGTGGCCGATCCGGTCAAGGGCCGCGCTCCCGGCTCGTCGGAACAGCCTCACCGTTCCGGCGAACGGAAGCACGGGCGCAGCGCACCCTTGAACGCCTCCCCCCTGAAACAGCCTCCGCTGGGGAGTGTGGGGCAGCTTCTCCGCCCCGCGCTCCCGAGCCCTCGGCGGCAAGAGCGGGATGACAAGGGCAGAGCCCTTGGTGTTGCTCTGCGGGTTCCAAGGGGAAGGGTTCCCCTTGGCCGTCGGAGACGACGTTGCGATAGGGACCGTTACTCGAATGGGCTGAGACGAACACCCGTGGTTGGCTTGGTTCGCTAGCGAATAGAGCCCGGCCCGAAGGGATCGCCCGACAAATCACTTTCACCCAACACCGCTGAATGAAGGCGAAACAGCCGAATTTGCAGCAGCGGGACAACTCACGCCGAAAAAGGCGAATTGAAGGAGAAACACCGATGAACATGTTTGCAACCCAAGGCGGCGTCGTCGAACTGTGGGTCACCAAGACCGACACCTATACCTCGACCAAGACCGGGGAAATCTACGCCTCGGTCCAGTCCATCGCCCCGATCCCGGAAGGCGCCCGTGGCAACGCCAAGGGCTTCGAGATCAGCGAATACAACATCGAGCCGACCCTGCTGGACGCCATCGTCTTCGAAGGCCAGCCGGTGCTCTGCAAGTTCGCCAGCGTGGTCCGTCCGACCCAAGACCGTTTCGGCCGGATCACCAATACCCAGGTCCTCGTGGATCTGCTGGCCGTGGGCGGCAAGCCGGTGGCGCCGACCGCCCAAGCCCCGGCCCGCCCGCAAGCACAGGTCCAAGCCCCGCGCCCGGCCCAGCAGCCGCAGGGCCAGGACAAACAAGACAAGTCCCCGGACGCCAAGGCCTAAGCCGTAGGAGGCCGCGATGCTCCGCTATCTCTCGCTGTTCGCGGTAGGTCTGGCCACTGGCTACGCCTGGGGCTGGATCGACGGCCTAGCGGCCTCCCTGGCTGTTTGAGGACTGATCGCTATGTCAGGCGTTGTCGCTGTGCAGGTGTGTACCGCGTGGACCTCGACCCCCGAGGGCTTCATGGCGTGTCGCGAACTCGCATGGCAACAGGCCTACCTGATTCCGCCCGAGGCCGCTGGATACGTGGACATCCTGGTCAACGGTGGTTTCTCCCCGGAAGCCTTTGGCATCGGTGCCGCTGGCGTCCTGGGATCGTTCGTGACGGGGCTTTTGATTGGCTGGGTCGCGTCACTTCTTCGTAAAGCCAAGTAGAGAGGAAACACCATGAAAGCAATGAAGCAACGCATCGCCAAGTTCAGCCCGGTCGCCTCGTTCCGCAACCTGTGCATCGCCGGTTCCGTCACTGCCGCGACTTCGCTGCCGGCCTTTGCCGGGGTGATCGACACCAGCGCGGTGGAATCGGCGATCACCGATGGCCAGGGCGATATGAAGGCCATTGGCGGCTACATCGTCGGCGCCCTGGTGATCCTGGCCGTCGCCGGCCTGATCTACAGCATGTTGCGCAAGGCGTAACGGGTGCTCTGGTCGGTGTGGTTGGGGGCGTTCTTCGCCGGCGCCTTCATCACCGGGTACCGGACCGGCGAATTCTTCTAACCGAACAGACCGAGGCGGAAGCCCCTCCGGAGTTTCCGGCGGGGCTTTTTATTACCCGGAGAAAAGATAAATGAGCATTAAGACATTGATATCTGTCCTGAGGGTAACGCTTCTTACGGCGTGCTTGTTGCCTTCGTTATTCTTTGCTCGGAGTGCTATTGCGGGCCCTTATATATGGGAGGTTGTTATGTACTCCTCCAGTGGCTCTAGCACTCCTGCCGAAGCATGCGAGAAAGCACGGGTTGTTGCGGATAGGTCTCCGGATTGGAACTATACAAGCGCCACGCCCAAGATGAATGGGTTGGATAATTCATATTGTTCTGTTGTGTATGTTTCTCGTAGAGACCCTAGTGTTGTTAATACTTGTGATGACTGCGCTAGCTGGAAGCTTTTTAGAAAGGGGGATCAGTGTGCCAATGCTGATGATACCTACAATGCCTCCACTGGTATTTGTGAGCCGCCGCCCAAGGAGTGTAAGGAAGGCGAACTGTTCCCGGCCAAGGGCCCGGACTCGCCCGTAGTTACCTCGGGAGGCCGTAACTATGTCGGTGACGGCGGCGCCCCGACCGCCTGCTATCAAAGCTGTGAGTATGGCGGCAATCCCAGCCCGGCCAGTTGCTATCTGGTCAAAGGCTCCACCACGACGGGCTTCTGCAACTACATTCTCAAGGGCACCGGCCAAAGCTGCGGTGCCGACTCTTACACCTTCTCCCAGACCGGCGATTCGCTGAACCCGCCCGACACTCCGAACACCGATCCTTCCGACCCGAACGACCCCGGCTGCCCGCCCGGCTGGTCGTGGTCGGGGACTACCTGCGTCAAGACCCCGACCGATCCCACGGATCCAACCGACCCAACCACGCCGGGCGGTGATGGCGACGGCGGCGGCGATGGCAATGGCGGTGGAAACAACAACGGCGGCGGCAACGACGGCGGCACCGGCAATGGCGGCGACGGCAGCGGGGGAGGGGACGGCAACGGCGGGGGCGATGGTAGCGGCGACGGTGACGGCAGCGGCACGGGCGGCGATGGCAACGGCACCTGCGACCCGGCGAAAGAGAACTGCTCCACCGGCCCCGAAGGCCCCGGCGGCGAACTCAAGGAACCCACGCCCGGCACCTGGGATGACGCCATCGCCACCTGGGAAAAGAAGGTCGAGGACGCCAAGAAAGAACTCAAGACCAAGGTGAAGGCCAACGTCGACCAGATGAAGGGTGCCTTCGACCTCAACCTGGCGGAAGGCGGCGGGCAACTGCCCTGCGAGCCCATGACCATTTGGGGCAAGTCCTACTCCCTCTGTATCTCCGACTACGCCGGCCAACTCTCCAGCCTGCGCGTGGCGCTGCTGCTGATGGCCGCGCTGATCGCCGCCCTCATTCTGCTGAAGGACTGACCCTATGGAATGGCTCTCCGGTTTTCTCGATCAGATCATCGCCTTCTTCCAGTGGATCTGGGACTTCTTCGCCCAAGGCATCTATGACTTCGTGCGCGACGGCCTGGTGGTCGCCACCAAGGCGTCGATGTACGCCGCGCTCCAGACCCTGATCCTGCTGATCGATGTCAGCTACACCGCCGCCCGCGAACTGATCGACAGCCTCGGCGTGCCGCAGATGATCCGCAGCATGTACGCCGCGCTGCCGGGGCCGATTGCGGCGGGTCTGGCCTTCTTCGGCGTGCCGCAGGCGCTGAACATCATCATGGTCGCGGCGGCGACGCGCTTCTGCATGCGCTTCGTGCCGTTCATTGGGAGGTGATCCGTGTCGATCAAGATCCACCACGGCCCCAATGGCTCCTACAAGACCTCCGGCGCGATCCAGGATGACGCCGTGCCCGCGCTGAAAGACGGGCGGGTGATCATCACCAACGTGCGCGGCTTCACTCTGGAGCGGGCCTATCAGGTCTTCCCGGACCTGCCCAACACGGCGGAAATCATCAACCTCGATCTGGAGTCGCTGGAAGACCTCGAAAAGATGCGCACGTGGTTTCAGTGGGCGCCCCGCGGGGCCTTCCTGATCTTCGACGAAACCCAACTGCTGTTTCCCAAGTCCTGGCGGGAAAAAGACCTCGAGCGCTTCGACTACCCCGGTGGACCGGAAGCGGCCCACGCGGCCGACCGCCCCATGGGCTGGCTCGACGCCTGGACCCGGCACCGGCATTTCAACTGGGACATCGTCCTCACCACGCCGAACATCTCCTACATCCGCGACGATATCCGCATGACCTGCGAGATGGCCTACAAGCATTCCAACCTCGCGGTGATCGGCATCCCTGGCCGCTACAAGGAGGCCCAGCATGACGCCCAACTCAACCGTCCGCCCGCCGATGGCACCATCATCGAATACAAGCGGATCCGAAAGCAGACCTTCGCCCTCTACCAGTCCACGGCCACCGGCAAGACCCAGGACACCAAGGCCGGCAAGAGCCTCTTCCGGTCGCCTAAGCTGGTTCTTCTACTGGCATTGCTGGCCGGCACTATTGGCTTTGTCTGGTATATGGGGCCTCTGCGCACGATTGGCGGTCCGGCTGCTGCGACACCTGCCGACGCTCCTGGCGACCCTGCTCAAGCCCCTGCTGCGCCCGCTGCTGTGGCTGCTCCAGCGCGTCCTGCTGCGAATAGCTTTCTTCCTCCTGGGCTTGTACCTGATGGGTCTGCTGCTGCGCCTGTTGATCTGAACGCCCATCCCTTCGCTGATCGGCGGATCTCCATCCTTGCCCACGCCTACCGCAAGTCGCGGGGCGACATTTACCTGTTCGCCCTGGACGATCCCACGGGCCGGCGCCTGGAACTGACTAGCTGGCAACTGATCGGCTCCGGCTACCGGGTGATGCCCAAGGGCGAGTGCGTCGTAGAGCTTCGCTATGAGGACTGGAAACAGACCGTCACCTGTGCCGGGAGGCAGCCCGGCGCGGTGGCCAGCATCGCTCCGGTAGCGCCTGTCGCCGCGTCCGCAGACGCACCGGCCAGGGGCCAGTCGCCGCTGACCATCGTCCCCGATTCCGAATACGCCTCGCGGCCCTGGAGGCAGAAATGATCGATTGGGAATTCCTCGTTCCGGTGGCTGTGGGCTGGGCGCTGCATCACTGGTGGACGGTGATGACGGTGCTAGCGGCGGTAGGGGTGCCGCCATGAGGGGCGGGCCGCGCCGCCGGCCGGGAGCGCAAGGCATGAGCGATAGGCCGAAGGCGCGGCCGACGCCCCTGTAACACGTCAGATAAGCCACCTATTGCGGTTTCAATTCGTACCAATTTGGATCGTTAAAGATGAAGAAAATCAGCCATCAAATTCGCGTCAGTATCGAGTCGGACGGTCAGGTCTTGGAAAGCCCGAAAGGGCGGTTGTTCTTCGACGACACCACGGCTCAATTCACCGACCTGTCAGGCGTGCGCATTCTGCGTTGCGGTGTGGATACGGTGCGGCAGTTGTACAACGGCAAGCTCCGGCCGGAAGTCATGGCGCTGTTTGACCTGTCGGTGGATGTGGTCGAGTTCGCCGGCTACGAATGGTCCAAGGGCCGTATCGGTCGCGACTCTGGCTATCAGTACCGCCTGCAGAACGCTGAAATGGGGCTGATCCTGCTGATTAAGAACCACAACATCAAGGTCGATACCCTCGGCTCGCACCTCAAGATCGAGGTATCGCCTCACGCCCTCGATGGCGCCGATCCGCGAATCCTCCAGGGCGTGCTGGATGACTTGGCCGCTGCCGTGCTGAGTCACTGCGAAACCAACCAAGCCGCTGTGCATATCGCCTTGGACGTGCAGGGCTGGAAACCGCCTCGCGATCTGGTGGACCGCATGCATTGTCGCTCGCGTCGGGTGCGACAAATCAGTGGGATCGAGCGGATCGAATTCGACGGCAACGCCTCGGTCTACGGGCGTGGCGAGACGTACATGTTCGGCTCGGCCAACGGCCTGCAACTGTCGATCTATAACAAGACCCTCCAGGCTCGGGCCACCGACAAGCTCGACTATTGGGAAAGCGTGTGGGCGACCCTGAATGGGGATCCGTTCGGCGATGGCGACCCGGCCTATAACCCCCTGGAAACGGTCTGGCGGCTCGAATTCCGCTTCCATCACTCCATCGTCCAGCAGTTCTCCGAAGGCTCGCGCATGGCTTCGGGAGAGGTCATCGGCTGCCGCACCTATGAGGGGCTTTGCCCGCACCTGCAAGGACTGTGGAACTACGCCTGCGAAAGCTTCAAGCTGCTGAGCCGGACGGCGGTCTACGATCCGTTCTGGAGCCTGATCAGCCAGGATGCCCGCGTCCAGGTCGAGTGCGATCCGCTGATCGAGCGCACCGAGTATCGGCGCTATTACAAGACCGCCAAGGGCTTTAGCGGGCGTAACTGCGAGATGTTTCTCGGCCAGTTCGTGAGCCTGATCGCGCGGGAGCGTGTCCCGGCAAAAAAGGCTATTGAGTCCGCCCGTAAACTGGAGTTCTGGCACGTTATCGAAGACCACTATCTCGCCAAGGGTTGGACTCGTCGCGATCTGGAAAGGCACATACACAAGCTGATGTGTGATCGGTATCTGCGGCGGGGGTATGCCGTCTAATGTCGATCACCAAGCTCCCCGATGGCCGTTGGTTCGTCGATGTAGAACCGATCAAGGGCAAGCGCTTTCGCAAGCGGTTCAAGACCAAGATGGAGGCGCAGCAATTCGAGGCCACCGCGCGTCAGAAGTGTGCGGAAAACCCCTGCTGGACGCTCAGGCCGAAGGATCGTCGGCGTCTCTCGGAGTTGGTCGAACTCTGGTATGAACTGCACGGCCAGACCCTGAGCAACGGGCATCGTTGCGTGGCGATTCTGCGGTTGGTGGCAAAGGACCTGGGCGACCCGGTCGCTGTCTCCCTGGAGCCCGCGAAAGTGGCTCGGTTGCGTAGCCGGCAGATAGCCAATGGCATGTCGGGCAAGACCGCGAATAACCGTCTTGGCTACCTCAAGTCCATGTACAACGAATTGCGTCAACTCGGCGTCATTGACTATGAGAATCCGGTAGGGCGCATGCGGCCGCTCAAGCTTCAGGAAAGACCGCTGTCGTACCTGACCAAGCATCAGGTGTCCGAACTGCTTACGGCCCTGGATGCGCGCACCACGTCGCCACATCCGAAGATGGTCGCTCGTATCTGCCTCGCGACAGGGGCTCGATGGGGTGAGGCTCAGGCGCTGACGCCGGAACGTCTGAAAGGTAATGCGGTGATCTTTGCCAACACCAAGTCCAAGCGTGTGCGCTCGGTGCCGATCTCGGGAGAATTGGGCGCCGACCTTCGCCGGCATTGGCAGACCCACGGGCCGTTCACGAACTGCCTTGGCGTGTTCCGCCTGGTGCTGCTGTCGACCTCGATCAAGCTGCCGAAGGGGCAGGCCAGCCACGTACTGCGCCACACGTTCGCCAGTCACTTCATCATGAACGGCGGGCACATCGTGACCCTACAACACATCCTGGGGCACGCCTCGTTGTCGATGACGATGCGATATGCGCACCTCTCCCAAGACCACCTATCTGAAGCTGTTCGATTCAACCCGCTCATAGGTTGAAGGCTGCGGGGGTCGACAGAGGGAAAGAAAAATAGACTTGAGGTGGTTCAAATTCGGTCTGAATTCGGATTATGATGTTGGAGCCGACGGTAGACAGACTGCCGACGCGCGAATCCCACTCGTCGCCTGGATATGGAGCGTGGTGGAGTTCGAACACCGTAGAACCTGAGTTCCAGGCCTTAAGTGTTCCCACAGCAATGGAGGTACCGGCTCATGCGAGTCGAGACAATTAGTTATTTGAAACGTCATGCGGCTGACCTGGATTTATCCGAGCCAATGGTCGTCACGCAGAACGGTGTTCCTGCCTATGTGGTTGAGTCATATGCTGAGCGGAAGCAGCGCGATGAAGCAATTGCGCTGGTGAAGTTGCTTGCGATTGGCTCCCGCCAGTACGCAGAAGGCAAGCATCGCTCTGTTGATGATTTGAAAGCTCGCCTTTCCAGGAGGTTCGCTCAGCCAGAATAAGGAGGTTTAATGTCCCCGGTCGTCATTCGTTTTACTGATACCGCAGAGCAAAGCATCGAAGACCAAGTCCACCACTTGGCTCCATTCCAAGGTGAACAGGCTGCATTCCAGTCAGTACTGAGCCTTTTGGATGAGATTGAAGAGAAGATTTCACTTGCACCTAAAGGTTACCCAGTCAGCCAGCAGGCGAGTCTTCTGGGGGTGCTGAGCTATCGCGAGCTTAATACCGGCCCCTATCGTGTTTTTTACGAATTCCACGAAGAGCAAGGCGAGGCGGCAGTGATCTTGGTTCTGCGACAGAAGCAGAGCGTTGAGCAGCAATTGATCCGCTACTGCTTGGTGGGGCCAATCGAGTGATGGCTTTCTACTCCTGAGCATGTAGCGCTGAATGCGCTTCGACACTTCTTCGACACCTTTCCTTCCCCCAAAAAGCAAAGCCCCCGAAACGCTAGGCATTTCAGGGGCTTGGCAGGGTGATCTGGAGCGGGCGAAGGGAATCGAACCCTCGTCATGAGCTTGGGAATCTGTATCGGCTGAAATATCAGTATTTACCTGGCGGTATCCAATAGGGCTACAATGCCCGCCGTACAAGGGTTTTGGCTCGTTCGGGTGTATCGCCTTATATCAATATGGGGCGCCTTAGTTCGAGCTAACTGTCACTGGATACTGTCACCAATGCTCACAGATAAACAAGTCCGCTCGCTCAAGCCAGAGCCAGGGCGCGACTACGTCAAGTCGGATGGCCGCGGTGCTCGCGGAGAAGGTGTGCTGCTCCTAAAGGTGCGGGAGAACGGCACGAAGGAGTTTTACTACCAGTGGCACGTTCAGGGGAAAAAGAGGCAGCGAAAACTCGGGACTTGGCCCGCACTTAGCTTGGCTGAGGCGCGCGAGAAGGTCCGGCAGCAGACCCCGAGTTCTGAGGGTGATGGATCGTTGGCCGAGCTGATCGAGTCCTACTTGGGTAAGCTGGACGCCGAGGGCGCAGCGTCAGCCGGCAATGTTCGGTGGGCGATGAAGAAGTATGTCACCGGGCCATGGCCGCATCTGGCGAAGCGGGCGGCCAGTGAGATAGAGCCAGGGGACATACGCGATATCCTGGCCAAGATGATCGGCGATGGAGTGACGACCTACTGCAACCGGGTCCGCTCCAGTCTGCACGCGGCCTATCAGCATGGGCTGGGCCAGGAATTCAATCCGCGCAGCTACGGTAGCACCTCGGTTAAGTTCGGACTCAAATACAACCCTGTAGCAAGCATTCCTGTGCAGGAGGACTGGGAGCGCGCAGGGCAGCGTGCCCTCTCCGCCAAGGAACTTGCGACACTCTGGAACCTGCTTCCGGAGCAGCTCAGCCTAGTCACGGCTGAGTTGATCAAGTTCCTGATTGCGTCCGGAGGGCAGCGACCTGAGCAGTTGCTGGGGTCGGATCGTCGAATGTTTCAGAAGGATCACTTTGCCATCCGGAGCTTGAAAGGAGTCGAAGGGGAGCGGCAGATTCACCTGGTGCCTTTCAATGTACTGAGCAAAGCCTGTCTCGCTCGGCTGGAGCCGATCAGTGGTGAGGCGGCATATCCGTTCATGGGGCGTTATGAAAACGAGTCGATCAACGTGCAATCACTCTCTCGGGCAGTCACAAAGCTCTACCGACGCCATCCTGATAAGTTCGACGAGCCGTTTACGCTGAGAGATATACGCAGGACGTGCAAGACTTTAATGGGGGTCGCTGGGATCAGTAAGGAAACGCGCGATCGTATACAGGGGCATGCCTTCAACGATGTGTCGTCTAAGCACTATGACCGTTATGACTACTTCAAGGAAAAGCGTGAGGGGTTAAGAGTGTGGGCGACCTGGCTGATGAAGGTCGCCAAGGTAAAGCCTTGAGGCGGCTAAGCCGCCTCAAGTTGCTTGTACCCTTCCGGGTCGCTCATCCAGCGTGCAATTTCAGATGCCTTCCATCCCACGCGGCCGGGAGAGAGTCGAACCGGCTTCGGGAAGCGACCTGCTTTAACTTCTCTCCACAGCGTGGCATGCGAAAGTGTGGTGAACTCCAGTACCTGGGCTTCGCGAAGGTACCGCTCGATCTCGACAGCCATCACATGCACCCCGCTTCCCAGGAGAGTAAAACGGCTGCCAGAGGGAGTGCCTTCCCTGCGACCACGACCAATAAGGCGATGGCGGCGATGATACCGAGGGCAGTCAGTGCTCTACGCATCGCGCGGCCCTCCCTGAGTCGCCGCTGCCCGGTCGATGCGCTCGATCTCGGCCAGGATCAGTGCACCGGCCTTGATCAGGTCGCGTCGCGCGGTGCTCGGTTTCCACCACTGCTGGTCCCACGGCCAGGCAAGCGACACCAACAGGGCTGCGGTTCCATCATTCGGAGCGCTGGAGCCGGCCAGGGCGTAGCATGCGGCGGCGCGGGCCATCTGGCCGTGGCTGTGCTCGTCGTCGTGCTCCGGCGTCCATCCCTCGGCGGTGATCTGCCGTCGGCGCTCTTCCTGCACGTCGATCCAGGCTTGAGGCACTTCCTTGCCGGGCGCGGCGGCGAGTATGGAAAGCAGTTGGCGCTCAGCCGTGATTCTGGTGTCGTGGTCCTTGTCGCTCATCATGTTGAGAAGCGGCTCAACCGGCACAAGCGCGTACCCATCCGGCACAACAGCCACCCTTGCGCGCAGGGCTGCGACTTCGGTCCGCAGCGACACGATCAAGTCAGCCTGATCGTTGCGGTGCTGCTCGGACCGTGCGACTTGCTCCCTGAGCGCCTGGGCCTCGGCTTCGAGTGCGTCGAAGTCATCCTCACGGACGCACCGGATGTTCCGCGGCTCATCGCACCAGAACCGCTGAACCTTACTCATTGGTGAACCCTCCCTGCACCGGAGTGGTATCGAGCAGCCAATCACCGAAAGCTGTTGTCTCCTGCCTACCGGGTCCGCTGTGGCGCAGCGCGCCGATCTGTACAAGTTGCTTCACGGCAGCCTTTGGAAGGTCGTGGCCGCCAGCGTCGCTGTCCTCGCAGCACTCGGCGAACCGCCGCAGCCACTTCATGTCATCCTCGGTGAGGATGTCAGGCACCTGCCCAGCCTGGGCGACCGGGGCAAACTCGCCTGCGACGAACTCAGCAGTGCGCAAGCGGATTTCCAGCTCTGCGACCCTGGCCAGGGCGGCGTTTGCTCGGCCTCGGTGGTGATTGCGCTGCAACTGCATGCAGTCGAACTGTTCTCGCCAGCGCTGAGCATCAGCCCGCAGCGTGCCGACGATGCGGTCGTGCTGGGCGACGGTCATCACTGGCTCGTATGGGCTTCCCTCATAGTTCGACCAGATGAAGGCATCGCCGGTGCTTGGATAATTTCGGTCGAAGTACGCCACAACCTCCGGCCGCTCCTCTTTCCCTACCAGGTCGGTCCCCCACTTCGCTACAGGCACTTCGAACCGGTCGTTGGCTACATCAATGGCGGCACGCAGGGTTGGGGCCGGAGAGGGTTGCGTCTGCGCTGGATGTGCCGGGCACGGATGGACGAGGGATCCGTCGCCACTCGGGCAAGTGCATGAAGGACCCTGTGAATCATTCTTGATCATCGGGATTCTCCCGTTTGTAGTAGCTGAAAGGCGGAGTTGCTGGGGTGAGGAGGGCTTCCTCGAGCGGCATGCCTCCGGCGAGCCGCCTGCGGACGGTGCTAGCCGAGACAGGGCTCGGCAGCGTCTCCACCAGTTCCTCTATGGTTCCGGTCCTGCCGCGCACGGTGTGGGTGTGTTTGTCCTTGCGTGCCTGGCGGGCCTGGTCCAGCGCGCGGGCGAGTGCCGGCGTGCAGTGGCCCCGTTTCTGCGAGTTGGCCCGCTTGTGGTCCAGTGACTGGCCCTTCGCCGGCCACTCGATGTCCGGCATCAGGGTCAGCATTTCGCGGAATACCCAGGGGCCGATGCCCAGGGCCAGCCGGGTGGCGCGGCGGGAAAGCCCGCGCGCGGCGGACTCCCGGATGAACTGTTCGGTGTTCATGCGGCTCTCTCCAGTTGCTGTTGAATGCGCCGTCCGATCCAGCGCACGACAGGGACCGCCTTGCTGTTGCCGATGGACCTGTAGCGCGGGCCGTCAGGACATTCGGTAGCGGGCTTCCCACGCCAAGGGATCAGCGTGTAGTCATCGGGGAATCCCTGCAGGCGCTCGCATTCCCGGGGGGTGAGGCGACGGACGCCAGCAGCTTCAGGTGTTATCGGTTGGCCGCGCCCAGTTCCATCCTCGCTGGCGTCGAATCCTTCCGCCTTCAGGGTGTGGGTGATGTCGCCGGTAACGCAGACACCGTGCTGCGCGCTGGCCTGCAGCGTGAACATTGGATCGCTCTCCGCGCCGACGCCCAGCCCGGCGCGCGGGTCGGATGTGCTTCTACCTGTCCGCTTGCCGACCTCAAGCAGTGGATATGCGATAGCGACCTGGCCGCCGGCGTTGGCGTGGCTGTCACCGTGACCCATCGCCAGTAGCGTCGGCGCAACCTCGCCGGCGTCTGCGCCGTAGTCCTTGCAACTGAAGGCAATGGGTGGCTGACTCGATGCAGGCAGTGTGTGGCACAGCCCGGGAGTGGGTTGGCTGCGATTCGTCACGCTGGTGATCTGGTTCGGATCGAATACGGCATTTTCCTGGCCGTGGTTCCTGCCCAGCGTGTGGGCAATCCCCTGCGCGACATCTGGATCTTGCGTGCCGTGTACGACCAGCAGGCCCGACTCTGCGTCCTGTTGTGTCGCGCTGCCGGCTGCCTTCCCGTTCGCCTGGAGGGTGCCGGCGACCAGGTGGTTGGCTGCGGCATGATCTACATCCGATCCGCCGTCGCTGCTGCGAAGGGTGCCGGCCACGGCCGGCGCCACGCAGAACGTCTCGGATGCGAAGTCGTTCCGAACGCCATGCGCGGTCAGTGCGCCGGCCTGGAATAGAGACCGGCTCTGGTTCTCCCCACCGAAGGCGGGGACGCCGGCCATTACTTCGACGGCAGGCCCTTCGTCGCCCTCGCAGTTCGGACATCCCCACTGACCAAGGCTCAGGTCGAAGAGGTACCCGCAGCCGCACTGGAGCGCAGGGCCGAAAGGAGCGCGTCCGGCAAGGTCTTGCCCCTCGCCTCGGCGCGGCGGATGATCCCTGCGCAGGCCTTCGCGCTCAAGAAGTACCGCTGCGGGATCGAAGTCTGCTCGAGCACTTGCGACAACGAACACACGCTTGCGTCGTTGGGCCAGTCCGAAATATTGGGCATCCAGAACCCGCCATGCGGCTGCTCGGCGGGGTCCATACACACAACCAGCGTTCGTCCATCGGGGCCCTGACGGCTCCAGCGCTTCGGATTCGCCCACCAGGGCTGCGAGGAAGTTGCCGAACGCGTTGCCTTTGTCGGACAGGACGCCGGGGACGTTTTCCCAGACAACGACGCACTCGTCTCCGTCTGGTCGAACATGGTCAATTGCATCTGCGAGCTCCACGAATTTCATTGTCAGGGCGCCGCGCTCGCCGGCCAGGCCGGCGCGCATGCCGGCTACGGAGAAGTCCTGGCACGGCGTGCCGCCCACCAGGATCAGCGGCGCAGCGATGATTCCCAGCAGCACCTCGCGGGCGAGCTTGGTCATGTCGCCCAGGTTGGGTACCGCGGGCCAGCGGTGGGCCAGTACGGCGGACGGGAAGGATTCGATCTCGGCGAACCAACTGGCGCGAAACCCCAGCATGTGCCAGGCCACGCTCGCGGCCTCGATGCCGCTGCAAACCGAGCCGTAGGTGATATGCCAGTTCATGCCGGCTCCTTATGGATAATGTCGGCCTCGGCGAGCTCGCAGAAGAAGCTGCAGGCCGGGATGGCTTCGTTGCGGCGGATCGGCCCGGGAGGAAGGTCGCGGAGCGAATAGCGTTCCCCGGTCTGACGGTTGCGGAAGAGGTACGAACCCGGGCCAAGCTCGTCCTGCACCTTGCACAGGGCTTCGAACTGCTCGGGGAAGTCCTCCTGGATCGCCCGGAAGTAGCCTTCTCCGCCTTTCACGCAGCCGATGCAGTTCGCGTTCTCGTAGCCCAGGCGGTACATGGCCGGCAGTTCGATACCGGCGCGAGCGATGATGGCTTTGCAGTCCTCCTTGCCCAGGCCGCGCTCAATCAGCGGCGCGATCACCGGGCGGTCGGGGTTCCGCTCCCGGAAGTCGTCCAGGCGGTGCTCTTCTTCCGCAGTGAAGCCGAGCACCATCACGTCGCCGGGGCGCTTCCAGGTGTCCAGCAGGCGACGCTTCAGTAGCTTGGTGCAGGGCGCGCCAGTGCGGCCCTTCATGTAGCGCTCGCGGCGGAAGACGTTGAGCACGTCGGCGCCGTACTTTTCGTCGCGTAGCACCGTGACTTTCCGGCCAGTCCAGACCTCGCAGTCAGCAAGGAAGCGCCGGTTGTCCTGATGCTCGTTGGCCAGATAGGCATTGAGGAACTGGACGTCGTGGGTATCGCTGTACTGGGCCAGGGCCAGCTTGCCGGCGACCGCAGAGGCCGCGCCGCAACTGAACTGGACCACGATGCGCGCCTCGGCTGGCATCTGCCTCATGCCATCACCCCCTTGCGATGGGTAACCGCGAGAAGCTCTAGCAGGCGCCGGTGGAAGTGGTATCGCGCGTCAGCTGCGGACCAGGGGCTGATTGGCGCTTGATGGGGCTCGATGCCTTCGAGGCAACCCCATTCATCCTGATGGAAGGGCATCAGATCGCGTCGTTCAGTGGCGAGCGCAATCAGGTCCGCGCGCTTCACCTCTACTGGCAGTTGCTCGTCGAGGTCGAAGCGCTCACAGATGGCTGACCAGATGACGGCCTCGATCTGCCGGAACTCTGGTAGCAGATCCTTGAGCGGTCGAACCATGTCGCCGATGTAGGCCTCTGTGGCGTCGTGTAGGAGCGCGGCCAACTGGTGTTCTTCGGGAACCAAGTCGGCAACGAAGTAGCTGTGTTGCGCCACGCTGTAGTGCGGCGCGCAGTGCCCGTTGAAGCGGCATTGCTGGGCGAGGGCGTGGGCAATGTCGGTCGGATGAATGCTTGCCGGGTCAGGCTGGATCAGGTCGAAGCGGCTGCCGGTGTAGGTGATTATCCACGTCAT